CCAGGACACCGACGCCACCCCCACCGCTCCCCACCACCGACACCACCACCCAACTCGGCACACACCCCGACACCAAACACCCAAGCATCACCCCCAACCACAAACCCGCTCGTTCGGCTGACTTGGGTTCGGCTGGCTGTCGCGTCGAGATCCACGACATCGCCGCGCATCCCACAACCACGAACACACAACCAAACACACACAACACACACCCACCGAGAGCACCACCAAAACTCCAACGACCACACCACCCCCAAGACCCGCCGCTCTGATTATCTCTCCGCTGGGTCCTTCCGGGGGAAGGGGGTGTCACGTATGACGGATCGGATCTACAGTACGGCGCGTTGGCGTGACGTGCGCCGGTTCGTGCTGCGTCGGGATGGGATGCTATGTCAGGTGCGAGGTCCTTTGTGCAGGGGTCGGGCGACGGTGGTGGATCACATCGTGCCGTGGCGGTCGGGGGGCGCGTGGTATGACCCGGCGAATCTGCGTGCGTGTTGCGGGCCGTGTAACAGTCAGCGGGTGTCGGGGAGCATGTCGCGGCGGGTGGGCCCGTCGAGGGAGTGGTAATCATGGCGTCGATCGACGAGATGTATGCGGCGTTGCGGGCGGGCGCTGGAAACGATCGGGACACGTTGCGGCACGCTGTGGAGCGGACGCTGGAGGAGCTGCGCCGCAAGGGCCGGTTGGAGCCGGTCGATTCGGCTCGGGTGCAGGTGCTGCGCCAGCTGGCAGCGGCGTGCGATTACGAGGTCGGGAACGCGGCGTTGTGGCGCCAGATGCGCGACGCGCTCGGGGATCTGACGGCGGATGCGCCTGATGCGCAGGATGAGGCGATTGCCCGATGGCTCGCGGATGCCGGTACCGGAGGCGGTCCCGAGGTACGCGACGCGGCGGCGACCTGAGCGTCCGACGTATGGGCCGCGGTTGTGCCGCACGGCGACGCTGCTGGGCCTCCCGCCGATGCCATGGCAGGCAGCGTTTGCCGATGTTTTTGGTGAGTATGACCCGGCGACGGGGATCCCGTTTTACCGGTCGGCTGATTTCACGACGCCACGTCAATCGGGCAAAACGTCGCTGCTGTTGCCGTTCAGCTTCGATCGGTGCCAGAACTGGTCGGGGCATCGCCGCCGATTCGGGTTGCTGGCGGATGAGCCGCAGCGGATCGTGTGGACAGCCCAAAACGCGACAGCCGCACGTGAGAAATGGCTCGATGAGGTCTACCCGTTGATCGAGCGGTCCCAAGCGATGCGGTTCGTGCGACTCCTGGTGCGGGCGAACGGCGCCGAAGCGATCCGATTCAAGAACGCGGGGGTGATCCGGCTCTCGGCGTCGACCCCTGAAGCGGGGCACGGCAAAACCATTCATGGCAATGTGCAGGACGAGCTCTTTGCTGACAAGGACAACCGCCGATCTCAGGCGCTCGGGCCGGCGTCGATCACCGTCGAGGACGCCCAGGAGATGAGGTGCTCCACCGCCGGTGACGACTCGAGCCTGATCTACAATCAGATGCGCCGGGCGGGTCGGCGCGCTGTCGACCTCGACCGGGGTAGCGGCACCTGCTACCTGGAGTACTCGGCGCCGGACGGGTGGGACCCGCTCGACGAGGACTCCTACTGGGAATTCATGCCGGCGCTCGGCCACACGATCGGGCTCGACGCGATCCGGCACGAAAGGGACCGGATGCTCGACGACCCAGGCGAGGGATTGGCGGGTTTCCGCCGGGCGTATGGCAACGTGCCGGCGGGCGGCGCCGACGAGGACGAGGTCATCCCGGCGGCGAAATGGGCGCTCGTGTGCGGACCATCTGTGGCGCCTGCTGGGCGGCTCGTGATCGCGATCGCGGTCGCCGAGGACCGATCCACGGCCGCGGTCGCGGTCGCTGACGAGCACGGCCGGGTCGAGCTGATCGAGCACCGGTCCGGGACCGGGTGGGTAGCCGACCGCGTCAACGGCTTCGCGGCGCGGCACGGCGCCGACGTGGTGTTGGACGGCACCGGCCCGGCCGGATCGCTCGACAAGGACCTGGAGAAATGCCGGCGGCTCGCGGCGAGAGAAGTCGCCGACGCGTGCGGCCTGTTCCATGACGCGGTGATCGACGGGCGTTGCGCCATCCGACGCGATCCCCGCATCGACGCCGCGGTGTCCGGCGTCGTCAAAAGGTCGGTCGGGGACGCGTTCCGGTGGGATCGTCGTAGCTCGACCGAGGACGTGACCCCACTTGAGGCTGTGACGCTGGCGTGGTGGGCCGCGCACGGCGAAGCCGAGACCGCCGCCGATTTCGACCTACTCTGAGAGATTGGGAGGTGGTGTTGTGGTCCGTACGATTGTGATCATGGTGGGCCGGGTGGTCGGGTCACCGACGGTGCTCGATGTGGTTGGTGTGGCGCTGGTCGTCGCTGGCGTCGCGGCGCTCGCCGGGGCGTGGTGGGCGGTCATCACGGTCGGCGCAGCGTCGCTCCTCAAAGCAGCCGAGGTGGAACAGCGCAGAGGTAGCAGCGAGTGACGATCCTCGGTGCGCTCTCCAGATCGCTGGAGAATCCGCAGCTTCCGTTGACGTCGACCGCGCTCGCCGAGTGGCTCGGGTCGGGCAGCTCCGCCGGTGTCACCGTGACCGAACGGCGCGTGGTCGGGCTCACGGCGTGGTACCGGGGCCTCGCGCTGCTAGGCGGCTCGATCGCGTCGCTGCCGCTGAAGGTGTACCGGCGAAACACCCGAGAACGGGTCACACAATCCACCGTTTTGGACTCGCCGAACGACTCGCAAACACCGTTCGAGTTTTGGCAACAAATCGTGGTCGGGGCGGTGTCGTGGGGCACCGGGTACGCGTGGAAATACCGTGACCGGGCCGACACGGTACGGGAGGTGTGGCCGATCCACCCAGCGGCGGTCACCGTCGAGCCGGTCAAACGCACCGACCGCAACCGCCAAGGGCTCCTGTTCCATGTTCGGGACGGGTCCGAGGTGATCGAAGCGACCGCGTGGGACGTGTTCCGCGCCCCGTATCTGACTCTCGACGGCCGTCAAGGCATCCGACCATTGCAGGTCGCCCGTGAAGCGCTCGGGATCGCGATCGCTGCCGAGGACACCGCAGCCGGTTTCTACGGCCGCGGGACCGCCGTGTCCGGGATCGTGAAAGTCGCCGGTAAAGCCGACCCGAAACGCGTCGACCGATTCAAAGCACAATGGACCGAACGGTTTTCCGGGCCGGCGAAGGCCGGTCAGGTAGCGGTGCTCGACGGCGGCGCCGAATTCCAGCCGATCAGCATCTCACCAGCCGACGCGCAGCTACTCGAATCCCGCAAATTCGGTGTCACCGAGATCGCCAGGCTGCTCGGCGTTCCCCCGCACCTGATCGGCGACGTGGAACGGTCCACGTCATGGGGTACCGGCATCGAGCAGCAAATGCGCCACTTCGTGCAATTCACGCTCGGCCCGTGGCTCACCTTGTTGGAGCAGCGCGTCACCCGCGAACTGCTACCGGGCGGGTGGACATCAGGGTCATGGTACGCAGAATGGGTACTGGAAGGGCTGCTACGGGGCGACTCGCAAGCCCGATCGAACTTTTATCAAAAGATGGTCGCGTTGATGGCTATGACACCTAACGAGGTGCGGGTACGCGAGAATCTGGAGCCGCTGGACGGGCTCGACCGGTTCCTGGTCCCGTCGAACATGGCGCTGGTCGACAGCGACGGTGGCGTGACACCGCTGACCGGTAGAGCATCAATGCGCGGCGCGAGCTAATAGGGAGACATGACATGCCTCGACCTACTGTGAACACGACCAGGCGTAGCATCACGCTGGACACCGGGCGCCGCTCAATCGACCTGCCGGTCGATGAGTCCGGGCGGCTCCGCCGCGTCGCGCAGCTCGACCGGTCAGCGGTAACCCGCGCCGATGACTCGGACGCCGCGATCGGGTTCAAAGGTCACGCCGCAGTTTTCAACACCAAAACGTGGATCGGGTCGAAACGGTGGGGGTTTTGGGAAGAAATCGCACCCGGAGCGTTCGCGAAGACGTTGGGTGAGTCCGACACCCGCATGTTGCACAATCACAACCCTGACCTGATCCTCGCTCGGGTCAGCGCTGGCACGTTGCGCCTCACCGAGGACGACACCGGCCTCGCGGTCGACGCCGACATGGCCCCTACGAGCTACGGCCGCGACCTCGCCATGTCCCTCGACAGGGGCGACGTGACACAAATGAGCTTCGCCTTCACGCCAATGACGTACGAATGGACCGTCAACGCCGACGAGACCGAGACGCTGCGCCACACCGAAATCGGCGAATTGTGGGACGTGTCGACCGTGACGTACCCGGCGTACGTCGAGACAGACGCGGGGCTGCGCGCCGACCTGCTCGCTGTGTGCCGCTCCGCAGGGTTCGAGTCGCTCGAGCTCGACGAGCTGGGCCGGCGTCTCGCTGACCCCGACCCTGACCTGATCGCCGCTCTGCGCCACCTGGCGCGGGGCGTCACCCTCGCGCCGGCAGAGACCACGCGAGTCCCCGAGCACCAGCCGGTCGAGTCCACTGGTGCCACCCGTAAGCTCCGCCGGGCGCACCTGGCGGCCATCACCCGCAACCACGAAAGGCGCATCTGATGCCGACCACCCTTGAGCTGCGCGAGCAACGCGCAGCAGCGTGGGCGCAAGCCCAAGAGTATCTGACCCGATCCGAAACCACCGAGCTGTCCGCCGACGACGAAACCGGATGGCAACGCGCGCTCGACGAGGTCGACCGTCTCGGCGCGATCATTGAGACCCGAGAGCGCACCGAGCAGATCGACCAGCAATTCAGCCGGATCGACACCCGCACCCCGCCGGGCAGCACGAGCAGCGACGATGCCGATCCGTACCGGCGCACGTTCGAGCGGTGGTGCCGCTACGGGGACCGCGACTTCGACGTGCACGAACGCGACCTGCTGCAAGCCAACTTCCGCGCTCAGGGGACCAACACCGGCGCTGCCGGTGGTTACACCGTGCCTGAGGGATTCTGGGCAAAGGTCACCGAAGTCATGAAATACTTCGGTGGGATCCTCGGCAACGTCGAAGTCTTGAACACCGACTCTGGTAACGCGATCCCGTGGCCGACGAATGACGACACCGGCAACAGCGGCGCGATCCTCGACGAAAACACCCAAATCACCGAACAAGATGTCGTGTTCGGGCAGAAGAACTTGGGTGCGTACATGTACACCTCGAAACTGATCAGGGTTTCGCTGCAGCTGTTGCAGGACTCCGGCATCGACATCGAGATGTTCCTCGCGAAGAGGATCGGTGAACGGCTCGGCCGGATCATGAACACCCATTGGACTACCGGTACCGGTACCGGTCAGCCGCAGGGCTTGATCACCGGGTCGACCACCGGCAAGACCACCGCGTCGGCCACCGCGATCACGTACAACGAGATCGTGGATTTGGTGCATTCCGTGGATGTCGCGTACCGCAACGAGCGGTGCCGATTCATGATGAATGATCAAATCTTGGGGTATGTGCGCAAGATCCGTGACGATTCGGGTGGCGCTGGTCTGGGCCGGCCCCTGTGGGAGCCGTCGGTGCAGGTCGGTGTGCCCGACTCGCTGCTCGGCTACCGGGTCGTGGTCAACAATGACATGGCCGCGTCGATCGTGACGACAGCCAAGACGATCGCGTTCGGCGACCCGAGCGCCGCGTACGTCGCGCGGGTCGTGAACGGCGGTCAGATGGCGCGTCTCGCTGAGCGGTACGCCGATTACCTGCAGGTCGGGTTCTTCGGGTTCGCGCGCGCCGATGGGGTCGTCCAGGACAGCTCCGCGGTCAAGCTGCTCGTGCAGGCCTGATCATGAGCCTCCGCCGAGACATCGACAGGGACATCAGCGTCGCCCAGACGCTGACACCAGCGGCTCGGACCGCCACAGCGACCGGGACGACCGTGGACCTCGCCGGGTTCAACGTCGCAGCGTTCGTCGTCGCAGCGGGGACCGTGACCGACGGGACCCACACACCCGACCCGGAGGAATCCGACGATGGCAGCGCCTGGAGCAACATCGCCGCGCAGCACCTGTCCGGCACGCCCGCGGCGATCGCTACCGGCGTCGTGCAGGAAATCGGGTACCTCGGGTCGAAGCGGTACGTGCGCATGAACGTCACCGTCGCTGGCGCCACCACCGGTGGTGTCTACGGCTGCCACGTCATCCGTAGCGGTGCTCGGACCCTGCCGCAGTAAGGCCCTGACTGGGGGGAACGGGGACCCGGGGAACCGCCCGGGTCCCCGCTCTCAGCCACCAATACGCACAAAAGGAGCGCCCATGCTCGTGACGATGAAAGTCAAGATCGGCGGATACCGCGACGGTGAGCCGTGGCCTGACGTGGGTGACATGATCGACCTCCCCGCACACGAGGCCCAGGACCTCGTCGCGGCCGGCTACGCGAAAGGGCCCACCGATGACAATGACACGGACACCGCCGGCAGCAACCGCGCGAAGAACCGCGCCGTCAAGGATCAGACCGGGTCCGGGGGTGACGGCCCCACCGCCGATGACAGCGACACGGACACCGCCAGCGACACGCCAGCACCTCGACCCCGACGCAGATGACCGATGGACGCTGATCAGCGGGTCGTCGCCGGCGCCCCGGCGACGCTGAGCTACCAGTTCGTCGACGAGTCCGGCGACCCGGCAGCGCCGACAGGGGCGGTGTCGGTGACGGTCACCCGGTCCGACGGGACGACCGTCACGACCGGCGCCGCGACCGGGACCGGGACAGCGCCCCGCACGTACGCGTTGACCGGCGCCCAGACCGCTCTACTGGATCTGCTGACGGTGGTGTGGACCGACGCCGGTGACGGGTCGACGCACACCACCCAGGTCGACATCGCTGGCGGCTGGTGGGCGTCGGTGGCAGCGATCCGGGCGTCGGACCCGACCCTGTCCGACGTGACCCGCTATACGGACGCGACGATCGAGCGGGTCCGCCTCGAGACAGAGGAGGAGCTCGAGCGGGTGGTCGGGGCTCGTGTCCCGCGGTTCGAGGTCGAGCGGCTCGACGGTCACGGCGGGTCGCGGTTGACGCTGCGCTGCTGGCCGATGCGGAAGGTCCGGTGGGCCAGGATCTGGACGGGGACCACGGCCACGACGCTCACGTCTGGCGAGCTGGCCGCAATCGCTGACACCGAGATCGGGGTCGCAACCAGGATCGACGGGGCGTGCTGGCCGTCCGGGCACGCCAACATCGAGGTCGGGTATGAGCATGGCGAGACCCGCCCGACCGCGGACCTGCTGCGGGCGTTCATGACCCGCGCCAGGCATCGAGCCAACATGGAACGGGCCGGGGTCCCGGAATGGGCGTCGTTCTACAACGGCCCGGAGGGCGGCAATTTCGGCTTGGCGTCGCCCAACAACCCGAATTGGGTGACCGGGCTCAGGGACGTGGATTCGGTCGTCCTCGCGCACGACCGGCGCACTGTCGTGGTCGCATGAAACACCGGGCCGCTGCCGCTGCTCGCATCGTTGGGCTCATCGCGACCCACCCGGACACCCAACCCGCCGGGGTGACCGTGTCGGACGCGTTCCCTCGCACTTTTTCCGTCGGGCGCGAGGACATCCATCTGGGTGACATCCGGCCACGACTGCTGGAGCCTGCTAATCTGGCAGGTCCGCCCCCGATCGGGCAGGACCTGCACGACGAATTCGCGGTGGATGTGTGGGTCGTGGTGTCCCGCCCGGGTGATTCGGGCACCGACGCCCGGGCCCGCTGCGGGGCGCTACTCGAAGCGGTGGTCGCAGCGATCGCCCAGCACAAGGTCCTCAATCGCGGCGCCGACCCGCACCCCGACCTGGAACCGGTCCTCGCGGCGTGGGTGTCAGCGGTCGATGGCCCGTCCGCTGACCCGGTGCAAGAGGGCTACGCGTCGATGGGACGCGTAGAGGTCCACGTGATCGCACGACTCGACTGAGAAAGGCTGCCTTGGACAATGGATGATGAGATGGTGATGATGTGCGCGCCGGGCGACCCAATCGCCGGGGTCGATCCCGACAACCGAGCGGAATACGTGCGTGCTGTCGGGATCGACGTGCCCGCCGCTGGTGTCGCCGGCGTGCTCCCAGGCGACACCGTACCGGTCCCCGCCGACCTCGCCGAGCAGCTCGCAGCCCAAGGCTGGACCGCTCCCACTCCCGATCGGCGCCGCGGCGCCAAAACCCCAGAAGGTGACGCATGACGACCCTGCTTTCCCAGCTCGGCGTGGCCAACGAAACCTCCGCTGCGCCGTCGATCTCCGGTCTGCCGACCTACGCGGCCGGGCCACCCCCCACCCTGTCGATCACGTTCGCGTCGGCGCACGGCCTCACCGCGCACTCGTCGTGGCTGACCCTCGCCGGGTTCACCCCGGCCGGGTACAACGGGTTGCGGGTACCGGTGATTTCGTGCCCGTCGACCACGGTCGCGGTGGTGCTGCTGCCATCCGCTATCGGGACCGCGACCGTCGCGGGGACAGCGACCCGGTCGACGCCCGGCACAGCGGTCACCCCGACACGGTTCTACAAAGCGAACAAGAATTCGTTGAAAGTCAAGAGCCGGCCGCGGGTCGTGTCCGAAGGGATCAGCGGTCGGCGCACCCGGTCCAAGTCCCAGGTCGTGCCCTACAAGGACGGCGTGGCCGGCTCGATCAGCCTCGACGTGCTCAACAAGGGCTACGGGTTCTGGCTGGGCAAGATGATGGGTGGTTCTGTCACCACGTCCAGCCTCGGTGGATCCCCGACAGCGTACAACCACACGTGGCAGCTCGGGGACCTCAACGGCGACACGTTTTGCGCGCAAATCAACCAGCCGTTCATCACCGGCGTCCCTCGACCGGTTGCGTTCACCGGGCTCAAAGTGTCAAAAGCCAAGCTGGGGATGACCCGCAACGGGATTTTGAAGCTTGATTTGGACCTGATCGGGATCGGTGAGGACGACACGGTCACGCTCGCGACCGCGAGCTACGGCACAGCCGAGGAACCCGTCTCGTTTTGCGGGTCGAGCGTCTCGCTCGACGGTGTGGTGGTGCCGTGCCACGAGTGGGAGGTCGAGATCGACAACGGCCTCGCCGATGACACGGCCCGCATCCGCGGCGACTGCACCCCCCTGGAGGCATACGCAGAGGACTGGGTCGAAGTGTCATTCAAGGCCAAGGTCGATTGGCGCGATTACGCGTTCCGCGCGAAGTACGCGTCGCTGCTGCCGGCGTCGGGGGCAACGAACCCGTTCGGTGCCCTGGTGATCGACACCGTGTGGCCGGTCGCGATCTCCGGCGCGAATTACCCGCGGGTCCGGCTCACGATGACCGCCGCCGAGTTCGACGGCGACGACCCGACGATCGGTGGTATCGAGCTCCTCGACCAGGAGATCATGGGCGTCGCCTGCGACCCCGAAAACGGGACCGACACCGCGCTGAAGCTCGAATACACCACCGCCGACGCCACACCCTGATGGCTACGGCGGCACGTGTCGAGATCGTCGGGCTCAACGACTTGATCGCGGACCTGCGGGCAGCGCCGGGCCGGTCACCTGCCGAGATCCGGCGGGTGCATCGCGAGGCCGCCAGCCGGGTCGCTGACAGCGCCCGAGCGAACGCGGCCGGGATGGGATCGGTCCAGGCGAAAGCGGCACCGTCGATCCGAGGCGCCGCCGAGCAGCGCTACGCGGTGATCCGCATCGGTGGCCAACCGTACGCCGCTGGCGCGTACCTCGGCGCCAAGAGATACCGGCAGTTCCCCGCGTACAGGGGCGCCGGTGACCCGACCCAGTTGTACGCGGTCGGGCCGGGCATCACCGAGGAGCTGCCGTGGATGCTCGACCTGTACGCCAAAAGGCTCGGCGACCTCATCGCCAAATAACCGATACACCCAGTCAGGAGACCCATTCGTGTCCATCACCAGTAACCCGTCCGCGCTCACGCTCAGCTTCGCGATCGGTGACGACCAGTACGTGGTCCGCACCGGCGCGTTGACCGGTCTCGACAACCGCGAGATACGCGCGGTGCTCGGCGTCGGGTTCACCGACCTGCTCGCAGACATCAATGACGGCAAATTCGACGTCGATTACCTTGCTGCGTTGGTGTGGTTGGCGCGACGCCAACGCGGCGAACGACAAGTGAAGCTCACCGCGATCCTGGAGACAATCACTTACGATGACATGATCGCGTTCAGGCGCGTCGATGACGACGGCACCGAGACCGCCTTGAGCGTCGAGGTCGGCACGGCTCCCCCCACCGGGGACTCCCCGGAAGCTTGAGGGCCGCGCTGCTGGAGGCGTGGCCCGCCCTGTCCGAAATGTATGGGATTCACCCGTGGCACGCCGACGGGGGACCCCCGGTGTTGACGATGGACGAGCTGTGGGAATACCAGGCCGCTGCGGTGCGACGCGCCGAGGCCATCGAGGACGCGCACCGCGACACTCCATCGGCCCGTGCGACGCGACGAAGGGGGTGACACCTGATGGCCGACCGTGAAGTCAAGATCAAGATCTCGGGTGACGCGTCCGGGTTCGAGCGCGCGGTGCGGGGAGCGGCCGGATCGGCGTCCGGGTTCGGGAGCCGCATGACATCGGTCGCGGCGGGCGTCGCTGGTGCCGTCGCCGGAGCGTTCGCGGTGTCGGCGATCGCTGATTTCGCAACAGAGATGCTCTCCCTCGGTAATCAGGTCCAGACGTGGGGCATCAAGGTCGACACGGTTTTCGGTGACTCCGCGGCGGATATTCGGGCGTGGGCGGACGCCAACAACGAGGCGCTCGGGGTCACCAACGACGCGTTGGCCGGGTTGGCTGCCGGGCTCGGGGACCTGCTCGTACCGCTCGGGTTCAGCCGCGAGCAGGCTGCCGGTATGTCGATGGACGCGCTGGAGCTTGCTGGTGCGCTGTCGGCCTGGTCCGGGGGCACACGGTCAGTGACCGAGGTCTCCCAAATCATGACCGCCGCGATGCTCGGCGAAACCGAGGGCCTCAAAGCGCTCGGCATCTCCATCTCCCAAGCCGACATCAAGCAACGCCTGCTGGAGCAAGGCAAGCAGGACCTGACCGGAGCGGCGCTCGCGCAGGCCGAAGCCGAAGCCACGCTGCAACTGATGATGGAACGCTCGACCGACGCCCAAACGGCGTGGGCCGACGGCACATTCGCCAACATACAAACCCAAAATGAACTCAAAGCGAAAGTCGCCGAGCTGAAAGAATCGCTCGCGGTCGCGTTGATCCCGGTGTTCGCGGCGCTCACGACAGCGCTGGTGGATCATGTCATCCCGGCGATAGAGAGCATCGCCGCTGAGTGGCTCCCTCGCCTCCAGCAAGCATGGCTCGAGATCCGCCCGACCGTCGAAACGGTCGGCGCGGTCATAGCGCTCGTCGCCGCGACGGTGCTCCCGGCGCTGGCCGCGGCGTTCCGCGCGGTGGTCGAATGGGTCCGGGCCAACTGGCCGCAGATCCGCGACACGGTCGCTGCGGTGATGCACGACATCCAGACCATCGTCACGACCGTCACCGGGATCCTCCGCGGGCTGTGGACCGTATTCGGGGACAGCATCGTCACGATCGCTCGGGGTGCGTGGACAGCGATCCGCGCCGCGATCGAGGGCGCGTTGACCGTGATCCGCGGCGTGATCAACGTCGCGGTCGGGATCCTGCGAGGCGATTGGGACCGGGCGTGGCAAGGCATACGTCAGATCGTCACTGGGGCGTGGACCGCGATCCGAGGGGTCGTGTCGGGAGCGTTGACGATCCTGCGAGGCTTGATCGACGGGGCCATGTCCGCGATCGGTGCTGTGATCCGACGCGGCTGGGACGCTGCCCGTGACGCCGCGGTCCGGATCGTCGGCGCGATGCGCGACCGGGTCGTGGACATCTTCCGC